CTTCAGGACTTGATGAGTGAAGTAGGCGATAAAGTTTTTGAAAGTGCGCAAAAAGCAGGTTCATTAAGAAAAACTTTGGACACATATAATGCAGGATCTTTAAAAAGAATTTTAGGTCCAGATACTTATAAAGCTATAAACAGTTTCGCTGATGACTTAGTAATGCTTGGTGATTTCGGCAAAGAAGGTGCTATTTCCGCTGGTGCTACATGGGCGCAAATGTTTAGCCATCCCTTAAATATGTTAGGCAGAATAAGTAAATTTAAAGCTATGGCTAGTATGTTCAGTAATCCTAAAAATGTTAAAAAATACATTGAAATGAGGAAAGCTACAGCGAACAACCCAGAAGCTCGTGGAAATGTTATGCTATCCATGATGAACCAAGCAGCACTTGATGAGGGTATAGATGTCGGAGCGAAAGCAGCACTGGCAGAACGTGTCGCTAGTGGCATTGGATCAGCGTCAGGTGTAATGGGGCGAGTTGGCCTTCAATCACAGCCCCGGATTCTTAAAAACGAAGAAGGCCCGATAAATCAAAGAAGCCGAACAAGTGTTCCTAATGTCCAGCCAAGCCCGATAAATCTTTCGGCAATGGGCATCCCGCCTGCTCCTAAACGTGCAGTTAGAGCAGCACCATTAAGTCCTATAGAAAAAATACAGCAGGAAGCTCGTAGGAAAATGTCCATAAGGGACAGGGCGAAGCAAAACCCCGCAGCAGCCGCGACACTACTGGGGGGCTTAGGAAGCGCAGGGCTTCTTTAGTATGTATTCAATTTTTCTTCTACCAAGACAGTAGTGGCAATGCCGCCCATAGGTGACAGGTTCTGTCTTGAATACTCTTGGTCAACCAAAAGCGAAAGCTGTTGAGAGATATTCCTACGCTCTTTATCAGCTATCTTTATTATTTTATTATAGGTGTCTACGCTTACACCTATAGACTTGTATTTTGATGTTGCAGGCATTATCATAATTCCCATAATGTTACCACGATCACCATATAATCCCAGACAAAAGAGGTCAAGGGCGAAGTACGGTAATAAGAAAACTGTGGTTGATGGAATTACGTTTGATTCCAAATGGGAATCGCAACGATATTTATATTTAAAGTCCTTAGAAAAAGCAGGGCGAATTAAAGACCTAACCCTGCAACCCAAGTTTCTCATCACTGTGAATGGACAAAAGATTTGCGCATACATAGCAGATTTTGAATATGATAAAGAACATGCAGGCGGTCAGTGGGAGCATATTATCGAAGATGCCAAAGGCGTCGAAACCCCTGAATTTAAACTAAAAAAGAAGCTTATGAAGGCTGTCCATAACATAGAAATATATTTATCTAAAAAAACTACTTGACGTACATCCCATAGTATTCCATACATAGGGTTCTAGAAATCTAAACGGAGTTATCCAATGAACAGTATAGAATTGTTCTCGCGCCGTGATGAGCTTAAAACAGTCATCTCTGAATTGCGCGATGAACTTAAAGATGTAGAGGCACAGTTGTCTGATACATTCATGCCATTAATCAAAGACGCTTTGCGCGTCGATGGCAAAGACTTTGGTACAGTACATATTAGTGAGGGCAATCAACGCCTAAAGGCTACTGTATCTAAAAAGGTATCGTGGGATCAGGAGTTGCTGGCGTCAGCACTCAATGGTCTGTCCGAAGAAAATGCGCGTCACTACGGCAAGCTTACATTTGCTGTCGAAGAGCGCAAGTTTACAGCCGCTCCTCCTGCTATCAAGACCATTTTGGAAGAATGCAGAACAGTAGAAGTTGGTCGCGTAAACATTGAGGAGGAGCAGTAATGGCTTTAGAAATTATTACAGCCGAACAAAGATTGGCTGAAAAGCGCGGTCATAAGATCGTGGTATGTGGAGCTTCTGGTGTGGGCAAAACCACACTGGCTCGTACTTTAAATCCAGAAACAACGTTGTTTATGGACTTGGAGGCAGGGGATGCCGCTATCGAAGGGTTTCCTATTCCTGTGGTGCGCCCTCAAACATGGGGCGAATGTCGTGATCTTGCTTGTTACATTGGTGGGCCTAATCCATCATTGTCGGAGGATCAACCGTACAGCCAAGCGCACTACGATTACGTTTGTCAAACTCTTGGTGATCCAGAGGTTTATCAAAAGCAGTACGATACAATCTTTGTTGACTCTATTACTGTGGCAGGACGCTTGTGCTTCTCTTGGAGCCAGCAACAGCCAGAATCACGGTCTGATCGTACTGGCAAGCTAGACAGTCGTGCAGCCTATGGCCTGCATGGTCGTGAGATGATGAGTTGGCTAACGCACTTGCAGCACATTCGTCAAAAGAACGTTATCTTTGTTGGCATCTTGGATGAAACAACGGATGATTACGGACGTAAACAGTTCGCGTTACAGATCGAAGGTTCCAAAACTGGACGCGAATTGCCGGGCATCGTGGACGAAGTTATCACGATGGCAGTTATCGGGGGGGATAATGGCCCCTATCGTGCATTTGTCTGCGATGCCCTAAATGAATTTGGCTATCCTGCCAAGGATAGATCTGGAAGACTTAATACTATTGAAGAGCCACACTTGGGCAAGTTGATTGCAAAAATGTCCTCTAATCAGGATGAAAAATCGTTGACTTTTATTGACCCTAATACGCAACATTCTAGCGAAGGAGAAATCGCAAATGCTTAATTTTAACAATGTAACCCCGTCCGAAGCTCCACAAATGGAGCGCACCCTTATTCCTAATGGCACAGTTTGTCGTGCCGTTATCCTAGTCAAAATGGGGGATATTGAAATCCCTGAGTTTGGTAACGGTCAGTGGTTTAAGAAATCACAATCATCTTCCGCTAAGTGGATGGAGTTGGAATTCACTATCATTGGTGGTGAGCATGATCGCCGTAAGTTCTGGGATCGCATCTTTGTTGATGGGGATAAAATCGGCGCAAGCGGTATGCCGCAAGCCAAAGAGATTGGCATGCAAACAATGAGGTCTATCATTGAAAGCGCCAATAACTTGAATACTTCTGATGTATCACCAGAGGCTCAATCACGCCGCCATATTCACAGTATCAACGACTTGAGTGGTATGGAAATCTGTGCTAAAGTTGGCATCAAGAAAGGCACGAATGGCTATTCAGACAATAATAAGCTGATGGCTGCTCTTACGCCGAATCAAAAGGATTTTATCCCTTCTGGTCAAGCGCCTGTTATGACAAGCTCTGCGCCTATGCAACCTAATGCGCAGCCGCAGCAAGCTCAGAGCAATGGTGCAGTACCCAGTTGGGCTAATCGCTAATCTAGCGGCACAGGTGTCTAACTCCACCTGCTAGACCACGATGGGGGGCGTGGGCCAGAACCCCCCATTCCATCTAGATCAATCGGAGTTATCTCAATGTTATTGCGTCCTTATCAAGAGGCCGCTGTTACTGATGCATCAAACGCATTAGACAAACACGGCAATACAATTGTAGTTGCTCCCACAGGGGCAGGAAAGACCATCATGCTATCGGCCCTTGTGGGCAGGCGATTTAAAGATGGCAAAAAGATTTTAGTAATCCAACACCGTGACGAACTTGTTAACCAAAACAAGGACAAGTTTGAGCGCATTAACCCGAACATTACTACAAGTATTGTGAACGGCACAGTGAAGTGTTGGGATGGCGATGCCGTATTCTCAATGATCCAGACAATCTCACGCGATAGAAATCTACGTGATCGTGTCGTGTTTGATATGATTGTCATAGACGAAAGCCACCATGCCGCCGCAGATACCTATAAGAAGGTTATCAACGCCGTAAAGAAGGACAACCCAAGCGTAGAAATTGCAGGGTTTACCGCTACGCCTAACCGTGGCGATGGCAAGGGATTGCGCTCCATATTCAGCAATTGCGCACACCAGATTGAAATCACGACTTTAATCCGAGAAGGATTTCTTGTCGCTCCTAAGACGTATGTAATTGATTGTGGCGTTAGGGATCAGCTAGAGAACGTTACTCGCAGAGGCAATGACTTTGACATGGATGAGGTCGAAGCAATTATGAACCGAAAGGTCATTAATGATGCCGTTGTCGAAAACTGGATGGAGAAAGCTGGCGATAGAAAGACTGTAGTATTTTGCAGCACAGTTACGCATGCCGAAGATTTGCTTGAGGTATTTCTTGAGGCAGGGGTAGAGGCAGGAATGGTTGTCGGCACAACACCAAAGGATGAGCGCGCTGAAACGCTTGATAGCCTCTCCAGAGGGAGCTTACAGGTAGTTGTCAATGTCGCTGTACTAACTGAGGGCTTTGACGCTCCACAAGTAGCCTGCATCGTTCTGACGCGCCCTTGCTCACAAAAGGGTACAATGGTTCAAATGATCGG